ATTTATTTTATTTTATTTTGTATTGAAAGTATCCGAGAACTTCCAGGTGTGCGTTTCACCTCACACAAGGCTAGGAAGTCCATCAAACACTGGCGTCAACTGACCTGAAGAGTGGCAGTGGGCATCGAGCCCAACCAGTTTTGTCTTGGATCTTGGTCGTTAGAGGCGGACCAAGGAATACGCCTATGCCTGAGACGAGAAGCATACTAGGCCAGGCCGGGTGGACACTGGGCGATCTGGACATTGGAAGACCCAGTTCCTGTAAACCCGATCCCGAAAGTGAGAGTGGCACCAGAAGTGACAGTTATACGGGCGGAAGTGATGAGCTCACCGGTTCCAGATCCGGAATCGATGGGTCCAAAATTGAAGCTACCACCGACCAAAGTAGGGCCGGAATTGTGGGTTACGACAGTACCAAGACTGTCGAGGACAACGAGGTATTGTCCAGCTTGAGGGAAAGTCATCACACCACCTCCTGTGGCTCCTGTGAGGGTCGCCAGGTTGTTGGAACCTGACTCATTGACGGGATTGGCAAAGATGTTGTTCGCAGTAATGGTCGTACAAAGAGTGCTTTGGGCGGCTTGGATTCCTCCACCGTTCGGATTTAGCTGAGGGGTCATCAAGGTGACATCGTACTCAACCCAAAGTTTTCCCCAATTGACGGCTGTACCATCAAGGGTACAGAGGAAAAAGTTTCCTGAGTCGTAAGTCTTGATGTCAAGATTTGAGGAGAGGGTAGAAGTACGAACAAATTTGCTTGGTCCGAGAGCATGGAGTGAGGCGGGCTTGAGAACGCAACATTGGTCCTTCCAAGGGGCATCCTCAACAGCATCTTCATAACTCGAAGCTATCTGCTCCGTTAAGGGCGGGGCGTCTGCAGCGTCATAGTCAGGAACCATGATCACTGACCCGGGAACATCAGACCCTGTACGTGTAAAGTACTCAAATCTGAGGGAATTGAACCTATATCGTTCCCACGCTTGCGCTTGCGTTGCAAGCCATGGGAACGATGTTGGGAGGCCGGGATTGAGAGGCAGACTAGAGCCCACAGTAAATGAAGTCGTGCCCGCAACGGAAGAGACGAGCTCCCTATGGCGGATGCGGACACTGTTCTTGGCTGAGGTGATTCTTGGAGCCTTTTGGCGCTGTCCCGTAGCATAAGCAGCAGCGACTGGTACCTGACCAGGCGTAAAGCTTGAGTTAGCGTTTGAGGTTCCAGCCGTTCTAGCACGGGTACGCCTTCCGCGACGAGTGCGGCGAGCAGCATTGCTATTGCGTCGTTTTGAGGCATTTTGTTGCTTAACAACTTTGGGTTTTGAGTTCATGCAAAGAGAAGCAAAGGAAAGTTGGGTAAGAGAAAGAATATCGACACCGGTACCCATCTCCGGCGCCGCCCGCAAGGAGCGGGCCCACCCCAGTTTTACGACTTGGAGGTCGGGGAAACTGTTACTTCTTCTTCTTCCAAGACCCCCGAATCTTAGCGATTTCGGCAGGGGTCTTTCCGTCAAAGCACTGGGCGGGTGAGTGCGTTGCGGTTTTTCCTTTGGCCAGACAGGTAGGGCACGACCGTGCGTCATTGCTCTTTTTCCGTAGAGCTGCAACTTCGTCAGGGGTTTTACCTGACCAGCACTGGTCGGCAGTATGCTTAACCGCCTTTCCAGCCTTAGTACAGGCGGGACAAGGTGAGGCGGGTGCGCTCTTTGGCGCAACTGACACGGGAGGGGGGCTGATGGTGCCAATGCTAGAAAGAGCAATGGCACAAGGCATAAGGCCAGGAACAGGAGGAACAGGCTTGGGCTCACACAGAACTTCTTCAATAACTGCGGCTTTGGAAGACTCTGTAGTTGGCCTCCGCGAGTCACAATATGGAGGCTCAAGAAACTTCAAGAGTTTCTGTTCCTTGGTATATTTACCATACTCAATTTCATCAACCCAAGACTGAAACGTGTCGGCATCAAAGTCTGGGGGACAGTTAATCCATGACAAATCGCCATGGGTAACTGCATTCGGATACTGGACCTCCTTAGGAAACTTGGAGATCCATGAAACCATTGGGATAATAGCATCACTCATGTCAATAACCTCCCCGGCAACGCGTGAGACGGCGGAAACAAAATAGCCAAGATATGGCGTGTTCTCGTCGGTAAGCGTGTAGGCTTGAGATTTCTGGAGGAGTTTCATGACGGGTGTGACAGTGGCGTCAAGGTGGATAGTGCAATTGAAATTCCTCATCGCGCGATCTAAGTCACACGCTGAAGAAGGATTGCCATGCCAGACGCCCGGACCATAGTAGCGACTGAGGAACTTAAGTGGCTCTCCGCGCATATGCGGTTCAGACTCGTAGGCCTGACCCAACATTTTCGCGGCATCAATAAGCTCTCTGGGTGTGACACCAAAAGTGATGCCATCGTCGCCACCATAAAGGCCGGGTGCACGGTACGCGTCCATAGGGGACACGGCATATTCATCTTGGCGCAAACGGTGAGTGACGTACGCGATGAATTTGCCACCTATGCTATTAAAAACGGAGGTTTCGGGTGATCCGGAACCACGGGAAAACTTAAGGTCATACTGGATACCAGCAGGTGTTCGGACCTTTCTCAGATACTGTTTGCGATGGAGTCGGTTAACGGCTTCCTGGTGTCGAGAGGCAAAGAAGCGAGCAATAACACGAGACTCAAGGATACGCAGAAGGTTGCTGACACGCCCGTCCCAACGCTTGCCATCACTGGAGGCAGCGAAGAGGGCGTCTAGAGCAAGTTCAGCAATAGTATCGGCCACATCCTTCGGTGTTTTACCGAAAGCATACCACTTTTCACCTTTAAGGAAGTCTGCCAGGGCGTACATGAACTGAGAATAACGCACCTTGGTATCACCCTCGTATATAACAATGGGACGGGGGTCACCTGGCTCAAGCTTCGTGCCCTGTGGCTCTTTCTTCATAAAGCCATTGAGGACAGAGGTGTCAGAAGTGTTGTCAAATTCTGTGGCAATGAGAATCCTACGTTGTGCTGGACGATCCTGGCGAGTCAGGACTTCCTCGTAGGTCGTTGGGTGGAACGTGTTAGCGTACAAGTCAGGTATGAACAGCTCGACAAACTCATTGATAAAGGCGTCCATCTTGATAGTCAAAGGCATCTCATCATTTTGCACGGCAACGACGCGGCCCTTAGCCATATGGAACTCGTTCTCATAACACACCTTAGGCACGAGGGCGGGAAGTGCTAGAGGAGCCATAAATGGCACCATTGAGTCTTTGGCTTCAGGGTCGAACCGGGGGCCGACAAACTGAAAGTTTTGGAGAGACGGGACGCAGGCGCGATTGTCGCAGCCATCAATGCGTGAACGGGCGTACTCAGTGAGTATTTTAGAACCTGACAAGTCTTCTAACTTGTGCGCACCCAGCAACTGGGCTACAGTAGGATAAGAAATATCGAGCTTGGACAGTCTGGCTGTTGTGAGAATCTCCTCATCGACAGAAGCGGGGATGGTTATGCTGTTAGCGGATCCGATGCGGGCTGTGGACACCTTGACTCCGGAATTATCAAAAATACGGAGCCGGTTGTGATTGCCCACACTCATCTTGAATCTGCACAAAGGGTCCTCGCGAACGAAAAGTAGCGACAACCAAGCATTCAACGCACCCCACTGCATAAGGGGAATGAGGAAAATAATCTCATGCTCATCTCCAGCGGAACGGCGCTCCACAAGATATGTGGCGCGTGAAATGGGAACGATACCAAGAAAGTACTGTGTTGCAGACAATGCGTCATGTTGGTAATTCCATATAGAATGGGTATATTTACCACCGCCGCGCACCTCATAGGTTACGGCGTCGTTTGCAAATGAGTAAGCGTACTCGGTATTTGTGTTCCCAGCAGTCTGTGGCTGGAAGGTGAAGAGTAGATGAGGCATGAAGTTAGCAGCGAGCCATCTAGGCATGTCAACGTAACAGTCAACGTCGATCATGAGGACAGCGCTGTTCATCAGGAGAGGGTCATCTCTAAGAGGAGTGTGAAGGTCTTTGACCCACACTGGGAAGCGTGCTCCAGAGAGGCCATTCCTCTGTTCTGTGGCAGACATTTGGTAGGACCACGGTCGGTGTAAGATAGTTTTGGCAACGTTGCGCATAAAAGCTCCAGCAGCTTGGCGATAAGCTGCGGCCTGACCATGAGAGTGGCCTGGGTGAGGCTTCGCGTGGGGCAAAACCTCAGAATGGAGTGCGTCTCTATAGCTGCGAGTGTCAAGGGCAGAGGGATAAGGAGTGCCAACGTAGAACGAGGAAAGAAGGGACGACAAGCCTTCGTAGGGACGGACTGCTGAAGTGTCAAATAGATACCTCAAATATGCAGCCATGGCGCAAATTAGGGCAGCACTCACCACCAGGACCAAGATATAAAGATCCAGGCTAGAGAGCGTTGCGTAAACGCCATAGTGGTTATTGTACCACTCGCAATAGTACGATTGTGGATAGCGCCAGAAGAAAAACAAAGTCTGGGGCCTATCACATTGGTAGAGGCTCGTCAAAAGGTCCAAGAATCTCTCGTAAACGTAAGAACACAGCGCTATAAAGACGGCTCCTGCCCAACGAAGAAGATGTGTCGGGTGGAAGTGCGCCGGTCGCAACGAAACTATAAACCTAAGAACAGAAGGAATGACGTCAAGGCAGAACCACGCTCCAAGAGAGACGTAATAGCCAAGGTCGAGTCCCGTGAACCCTGTGACACGCTGAAAGAGCGTTGGGACAGGGGCCAGGAAAGGAATAAAGAAGTAAAGGACTGAAAGCATGGACGAAATCATGTCGTACATGAAAGGATACATAAAAACGGG